GCGTTAGCCCACGCTTCGCAGGTTGTCAGCAAATCCTAAAGCCTCTTGAATCTTCGCAGAACTTTATAAACTCCTCTACGTTTTCCATTGTGAAAGGATAGGAACTTCCATAACTATATTTAGATTGTATCCAATCCCAAGTGTCGTGATCTTCTTTCGGATAGTCAGCAGGTGCAAGATTTTCTTTTCCTTGTTCTTTCTCAACCTTGTTCGCTAACATCTTGTGGCATCTATCAACAAACTTATTATTATGATTAGCTTGTTCTTGCATTTCTTCATTTTCTTTTATTGCCTTTGACACCTCGCCATTTTTAATCAACGCTTTTAATTGCGTTGCGATTTGTTTTGCTAATGCCTCATCAACTTCGTGTCCGTCATTGTGCTGCCAACTCTTTTTGTCAGCTTCTTCAATGCAGTTTGTTTTTTCGCAAACGAAGTCAGCGAGGGGACGCCACCACCAAACATTATTTCGGAAGTATTCGCCATTCTTATTTTTATGATTGCCTAGACTATATAAATCAAAGCCCATAATTGTTTCTCCTTTTGTTAGTTAGTTTTCTAACTCTTATCAAATCCCATCACTCCCTGCAAGTAAAAAATCTTTTCAACTTCATCAGGACTGAAGTGCAGGTTACGCGGCTGGGACCTCCGTAAGCTCACGGTTCAGGTACGCAGCCTGGATGCAGCGTGGGCGTGGGGGCAGAAACCCTTGCAAACACGTACTTACCGGTACATTCTACCAGCTGCCAGATCCCAGCTGGCCAGGCAGAAGCTGTCTCTTCTAGAGCCCTGGAACCACGGGAATCGTGGGCGTGGGGGTAGGCTAGTAGAGGATTCCTGTGCAGCGGTTCACCGCTGCTACCAGGAGCAGGATGTAGATCCATCCTGCTTGTTTCGGAAAGAATATGAGCGGTGTTGCGAGGGCTAGAAGCCACAACACTTACTTCCCCCAAGTGATACCTTCATCGTCTGTCTTGAACTTAACGATATCACCGAGCTTGTAAAAGTTGAGTTTGATGGGCTGATTGTCTAACACCCCTTGTCCACGAGATCTATCACCCGATGTGATTCTTACCCACATCTTCTCATCCCCGAACTCCTCGTCCTTAAACCACACGTAAACGTACTCGCGCATCTTGCGTTGCTTCTCAAGCTTCTTGATATTGAAGTACGTTTCTTTGCCGTGCGCAGGGCACGACCATGCTACATTGTTATCTTTCTCCCACTGAGCTTCTTCGGAATCCAGCGGGTCACGCATTATGTGCTTTACCATATGAGTACTCCTGTCTTGTAAAGTATTGCAAACACCATTGCTGCAAACACTAGTTCAGGTATGAAACTATTCATCATCTTCGTCCTCCGCTTCTGTAATCGAGTAGTATGGACCTCCATACATTTGTTCCTCGATCCACGAGGCTACCTTTTCCTCAGCCTCAGACTCGTCTGCTGCTTCGATACCATTCTCGAACTTCTTCTCGATATGTTCTCCCTCCTCACGTGGTGAGTCCATATCAACGTTAACTATAAACTTTGGCATTTTTTTCTCCTGTAGTTAGTTGTTGTACATGCCGTGCTTCCCGCACTCGCCAACTGCCTGAAATGGGCCTTACGTTCCGCGCCAAGAAGCACTATCATGATGTAACACATATAAGATTACATGGGACAGAAGTCAAGTAAAAAAGTTGTACAATTGTAAATGTCCTGAAGCACAGGTTACGCTGCTGGCCAGAGCTCTATGAGTTCACAGGCAACTCCCTGTTCCGTTTGGATAGGGGGCGTGGGACGAGAAAGGAAAATGAATTAAACCAAATCCCACACCCATTACTCTTGTACCACGCTGTCCTGAAGCATTCTACCTGCTGCCAGGATCTGGGTCCCAGAGGAGTTGAAAAAAGCAGGGAACTATGGGGTTTCCAACGGCATCGGGCTTCAGGTTCTGGCGGCAGCGCCTGGCCAGCAAGCTGTCAAGGTCAAATAACCAAGCAACTACGGGCTTTCTTCACGGGACGGGATCCTGAAGCAGACAGCTGCTTCGCGAGCCCAGCTGGGAGCATAGTTGAATAAGCGTGGGAAGACGGGACTTTTCTCACGGGACGGGGTTCACGCCCCAGCTCCCGGAGGAGGATGGCCAGCTGCGTAGCTCACCAGGGTCCTCAAGTCGTGGGACTTGCGGATAATGACGGGGATTCGGGCTTCACGGGACACGGCCAGAAGTTCAATAGGCGAATGCAAGAGGGGCCTATTCAAGATATACGCTCTACCACCTGCTTTCAAGTATTTAATATGCCAATTAATTTGATACTTCGATAGACCACAATTCTTGCTGGTGTTCGCTTTGAGCTCAAGCC